GGTGTGTGGCTCCAGCACGACAAGAATAAAAAGATCACGAACGAAGACGAAGCCATGCTCACCTTCGAGCAGCTGGTAGGCGTTCCTTGGCACATCGCGCTGAAGGCGCACTGGGCTTTGGTAAATCGGAAAGCCGAGGCGCTGCGCCGGAAGCATCGCGCGTGTAAGGGAGAGACCCGCTGGGCTGCGGGCTATCCCGGCGAAAGCTTCGTCATCTGCGGTTGTGGCGAGGTTTTAGACTATCACTTCTGCCGCGCTGACATAGAGTAGGAGAGAGCTATGGCAAAGTCTGGCGGTCTACCACGTTACGTCCTCATCGACGCCCACGATGGCGGACTTATCTTTACCTGCATGTTGGATGGTAGAACCAAGGAGCAGGCATATGTGGTGATCACAAAGCAACTCGAAGCCTGGCGACCCTACGCTAGCGCGCAGGGTTGGGAATTGAAAATCGAGGAGCGAGGCACCTAACACCGAACACACAAGGGGAATAATCCCCATCGAGTTTGGCGGCGTTAATCGGTGGCTACCAGAAAGGCTGTCCTGTGGTTCCCCTTGTGTAGTCGTTTGCACCATACAAGGACGCCAAATGCCGCACTTCTATTCTAACAACGGAGAGAGCAATGGTTGATGATACGAAATACCAAGCTGTGTTCCCGCCGATGACGTGGGGACAGCTGGGAAAGATTTTGGAGAACCTGCCGCGCGGCGTGTTCCCTGAGATTCACCGTCTGATAGCTCGCGACGAAGACCCGAAGCGAAAGCCGAATGGCGCGACCCCGCCACGCGGTGAGTTAGAAGACGCCATATTGAAGGCGCTCAAGACCCGCGACTTGTCTCACGCGGAGATAGCGGAGAAGACCGGACGCAATCCCAAGTCGGTCTACTCCGCGCTGACGCGGATGCGGAAAAAGCGGATGGTAACGAAGGACAGGGAGGGACGCTATGCGAGTGTATGACATCGAGTTCCCGCGTGCGCTTGTACGCGTGGGCGCTTGTGTCGCCATCTTCAAAAAGAAAATTGGTCATCGTAAGAAGCCAGGCCCATGTGTGAAGGGTCGCAAACGAATACTCTTTGAAGGTGAACATTGGAAGCCAGGTCGTCTATCCTATCATCTAAACTGCAAGCCTATACCAAGAACTCCTCCATCATTGAAAGTAGGCCTGGTGTTACATACCTGCGATCATGAATGGTGCGTAGACCCAGATCATTTATATTTTGGTACACAAAGCCAAAATCAATTTGACAACTGGGGTAGGCATCCAACTATCAGAATGAAAAATCGTTTGTCGCATCTCGGACTAAAACATACCAAAGAGGCGCGACGAAAGATTTCTGAGAATAATCGAGTACGTTGGAAAAAGGAGAGAGCAATATGAGAGTGTACGACACATACAGGTTTTTGGATAAGGACCCGGAAATTGATAGGATGCGTACTGCGTGGCAAGATAGCGGAATGAAGCTAACAACCATAGCACGCATAGCTAACATGGCGTCCGCTACGCCCAACTCTTGGTTCGGAGGGAAGACGAAGCGACCGCAGAACGCTTCCATCTGCGCGTTCATGGGAGCGTTGGGATATGAGCGCCGCTGGATAAGAAGTGATCGGATGCGTTCTATCATTAAGAAAAAGCTAGCCAGGAAGCCGAAGCCCAACGGCCACGGATCGTGAGTTCATGTAGCGGGTGCGGTCCGCTACATGGCCGTGCGATCTATCAAACAACGCGCCACGCACGGGCGCAAGGAGAGAGCTATGTTGAAAGGAATAACACTAACGGAGTTGGCAAAGAAAATTGATGCCAATCAGAAAAAGAAGCGCGACTACATCGCTGATACTGGCGGAGCTACGATGCTGGTACAGAAGGATGGGAGAACGGTTCTGGACCTTCCCGGTCACGGCACCTTCCCGATCCTATCATTGGCCCACGATCAAATCGGAAACAAGACAGCGATCCCAGCCAAGTATTATGACCGCATGCTCACGACAAACCCGGCGTTGTTAGCTACCAACGTCAACGCCTGGTTCCGTCAGGAGCCCAAGAAGCAGATGGTACGAACGCTGGGCGGAGATGCCCGCGCGTTCCTTTCCAATCGCTACCAACGCATCGAGAACGAGGAGATGGCGGAAGCCGCGTTGCCAGTTCTGAAAGAACTGAAGGGTGTTCAGATTGTCTCATCCGAGGTTACTGAGCGCCGAATGTATATTCATTTCACCGTTCCTACCATTAAGGGTGAAGTGAAGAAGGGTGACATCGTCCAAGCTGGTGGCATCATTTCTAACTCTGAGGTTGGATGCGGCTCCGCGTCGGTCTCCGGTCTATTGTGGAGACTTGTTTGTTTGAACGGCATGAAGACCACAGAGCAGTTTCGCCGGCACCACGTTGGTCGTCAGGTCGATGACTCCGAGGAGTTGTGGGCAGACGATACACGCGCGGCTGACGACAAGGCCATTCTTCTCAAGGTGCGTGATATGGTACGAGCAGTGGTCGATGAGACACGCTTCCGGGCAAACCTCGCTAAGATGCAGGGTCTGACCGAAGGCAAGATCACCGGCTCAGTTGAGAAGGTGGTAGAAGTGTTAGCTCAAAAAGTAGGAGCTAGCGAGACGGAACGAGGCGGCATCCTCAAGTCGCTTATCGAGGGTGCTGATACATCAGCGTGGGGATTGCTCAACGCGGTAACGGCGCAAAGCCACACCGCGCGGAGCTATGACCGCGCTGTTGAACTTGAGGCGGCTGGTGGAGCCTTGCTTGACCTCAGTAAGAGTGAATGGAAAGAACTCCTCCATGCCGGAGCCAAATAACTCATAGCATGGGAGCACTACATGATTGATACAGATACCGGTCAGCCAAATGAAGTTGATCAAGTCGTTAAGGACATGGCTGATCGTGCCGAGAAAAACCTACCATCCGTCTATAACAAGCTGGCGGATGAAGCCTTAGCCTTGGGGCTGACGGGCATAAAGCACGTCAATAGGTTTGCTAACAGTGAGACAGGAGAGAAGCGGATCAACGATCTGCGCGCCTCCATCAAGGCTTTCAAGTCCGGTGACTCTGCAGAGCGTCGGACCAAAAGAGAGAGTGCTACAATGAAGACGAGTGCAAAGCGTAAGCCTGCGGCGAAAGCCAAGGGCAAAGCTACCAAAGCGACTACAACCCGCCGAGCTATCAAGAGCGATAGCGCACGAACACCGCGTGATGGTATCGTGGGCGTGTTTGGTACCCGAGCAGAGACCAACCGCGAGAAATTGCTGTTGAAGCTTTCGTCTCCCCTCGGGAAGAAGAACAACATTCTCGATGTTTGTAAGGCGGTCTACGGAAACCAATCCGATACCAGCCAAGCATCATTGGTGAATGTTGTTGGCGGTCTTTCCGCGATGATCGATAACGGCAAGCTGCCATATACCCTCACGCGCGAAGGCCGTGGGGACGAAGCAACGCTCACGCTAGTGAAAGGTAAAAAGTAATCTAACACTAGCGTCGGCAAGTGAAGGGCTGCGGTTGTGCTTCAGCTGCAGCCCTTCTCTATCATACAACAGGGGTCATAAATGATCAGACTGTCGGCGCATGAAGAAAAGGTGATGAAGCTTATACCACCAGATGGTAAAAGGATTTCATCGCGTGAAGTCGTTAGTAAGTTCTACAACGGTCGTGTACCTCTACACGGTCGTGTAAACGTGGGGTGTATCTTGCGATCACTATCAGCGAAGACCCGCCGCGAAGCTATTCGTGTTCGTCGCTCCAAGCGTGCGGGACCGTACCCAATTGACGTTTGGTTGGAGCGCCGGGCATGAGGTATCTCCCGACTCACGCTCCATACATCCACCAGATGGAAGCGTTGAAGCGCCTATCCAACCAGCGCGCGTTTGCACTCCTCATGGCGATGCGGACTGGGAAGACGAAAGTGGTGCTAGACGATTATGGTAGATTGGAAGCGGATGGCAAGTGTGGCTCCGCTTTGATCATCGCTCCAGCTGGAGCCTATCGAACATGGGAGACGGAAATCATCGAGCATGTGGGACCATCCTTGCTCCGTCGTCTCCTAACATACACATGGTCCGCCTCCGCCAAGTCTCAGGCTGCTCAAAAGATACAGGACATCTTCATGGCGAATGTCGTGCGTCCACGGATCATGATGATGAACGTGGAAGCGTTGAGCGAGGTTAAGCGTGCCAGAGAACTAGCTGTAAACTTTCTAAGCCAGACGCGAGACGCAATGTGCGTGGTAGATGAGAGCACTTCGATCCGTGGCGCTGATTCGTTGCGGACGAAATTTATCATAGACAAACTTCGTCCGCTCGCCACCTATCGGCGGATCATGTCAGGCCTTCCCTCCCCCAACTCGCCCTTCGATCTGTGGGCGCAGTTCTATTTCCTCGATCCAAAAATCCTCGGGCATCTAACATTCAAGACCTTCCAGCATCACTACGCTGAGATACAACAAGTGTGTATGATCCCTGCGCGAGTGCTGAGAGAGAAGCTTCACAAGATGGTAGGAGCAAAGCCTTTCAACGTCCCTGGCATGGGCCTCGTCAACGCCCACGACCTACCGCACGCGATGTTGATAGAGGAGATAGCGCGGCGTGGCGGCTATGTCCCGCGCGTCCCGGTGATCAAGGCGTATCGAAACGAGGAGGAGCTAGCAGGACTGATTGCGCCGCACTCCTACCGGGTGAAGCTATCGGATTGCTACGATCTACCACCCAAGATTTATTCCAAGCGTGAAGTCGCGCTTACTGAAGAACAAAAGCGCATCTACAGCGAGATCAAGCAATATGCGTTCGTGGAACTCAACGAGTTGGAACATGTTACCGCTAATCATGTTCTAACTCGAATTGTTAGATTACACCAGGTCCTTTGCGGTCATGTACGGGACGATAGCGGGACCATCCAAGACCTTCCCGAGAATAGAACCAAGCAGCTGTTAGAACTCCTCAACGAGCACACCGGAAAAAGTATCATATGGTGCTCATACGATCACGACATCACGCGGCTAACGACCGCGCTGACGAAAGAGTTTGGGGAGGGGAGCGTGGCGAGGTTTTGGGGCGGCAATCGTCCTACCAGAGAGAACGAGGAGCGCCGCTTCCGCGAAGACCCGACTTGTATGTACATGCTCGCCACGCCGGGAGCGGGACGCTTTTCCCGTATGTGGGCGGTAGCCGATCTGGTCGTGTATTATTCTAACACACCGGACCTAGAGCACCGATCCCAGAGCGAGGAGCGAGCGCAGGGGTTGGATAAGATCAATTCCGTTCTCTATGTTGACCTTGTCGTCCCTGGTACAGTGGACGAAAAGATCATAACAGCGCTCCGCGCCAAGATCAATATGGCGGCAGTCATAACGGGAGATTCATGGCAGGAGTGGGTTGTATGAAGAAGGCTACACGTGAAAAAATTCGGGCTAGTCTTATGGGGCATCCTGTTTCCAAAGCCACCCGCTTAAAAATGAGCCTCGCTGGGAAGGGTAAAAAGCACGGACCCCTATCAGATACTGCTAAAGGAAAAATCAGCAAGGCCAATCTCGGGAGGAAACGAACCAAGGCTGCTAGAGCAAAAATGCGAGCGGCAGCTTTCAAAAGGATTGGATCAAATGGAAAACCGCGTACCCCTGCTCAATTAAAACTATACAGCTTGTTAGGAAAGACATGGACATTAGAACTACCAATCAAAATTGGAAATGGATTAGATGGGTATCCAACAAATTATAAAGTTGATATTGGTAACCGATCAAAAATGATAGCAATAGAATGCGATGGTGTAACTCATAGAGCCACCAAACAAAAGGTCCAGGATATTAAAAAAGATCAAAAATTAAAAACAATCGGCTGGAAAATAATTCGACTATCAGATGAGTTTGTTCTTTCGACTAGCAAGGCGGAACTAAACCGAATTATCAGGAATGGTTAATCTAATGGAACTGACTCTCTCCTCCGGCAATACGCGCCATTGCTCGCCGCGCGACCTTCTAAAGACTTTCAATCGGGCGACCGCTGGGACCAAGATCATCTACGCCATCGGCAACATAGGCCGCGACAAGCACGCGGCGACCGAAGGCGCACTGTTAGATGTGGTAGCTACTCTAGCATTCCGGCTAGTCACGTCCGGCAGAGCCTATGGGTTTCAACGTAAGATATGCGAGGAGCGTTATGAATACTTCATCCTGAAAGGGAAGCGACGAGATGTTCACTAGTGCGTGGGTAACAATAGGCGTGCTAATGATTGTAGCTGGCATCCTGCTCGCTGCGATCCTATTCCTGTTCGTTAGGTAACAAAGGAGACGAAGCATGAGCAACATCGAAGGAGAGCGGCTAATGGAGAACATGGAGAGAGCTATGGCAGGCGACGAGCATCCTGAGACCAAGGCGGAACCACGCTCACTAATACCAACGGGCAATCGGCTACTCCCGCGCGCTTCCTCGATCATGGCGAGCGTAGCTGATCTATCACAAAAGATCGAAGCGCTGCGCGATAAGATACGCGGTGTCCTACCAGCGACCCGCCCAACGGTCGTCAAGATGGAGGCTTCCGCTTCCAAAGAGCCGGCAGGAATGCCGAGCACCTTTGACGCGACGGAGCGCCAGCTGACCGCAGCCCACAAGACACTTGCAGAACTACACGAGATGTTCTGATGGAACTGACCAGCGACGAAAAGAAGGCGGCTGAACGAGGCGGTCAGTTAATCAAAATCCTAAGCATGGTCGGGTCTCCGGGCATGGACGAGGTAGCAATCAAACTGAACTGCGGTCTTACCTATAGAGAACGGGAGCACGCAGAGACTTGGTTCAAGGCAATCAAGCTGGGAGCTATCAGCGATAGGAAACTGTTTGACCTAGCGGCAGAGTTATACAAGGGTCGCTAGGTCTATCCCTGGTAGCTTAAGGAAAAGTGTCGGGTCACTGAAGCTATGGGATACCCCCATGACTCGGAGATGCAGGTGCAAGGCCTGTCCAGGGACCAGCTAACATCGAGGAGGATACATGGTTACGGTCGATGAACTAAAGCACGCGCGCATCCGCTCACAAGCATTCTTTGACGGAGCGAACGGAGCCGCCACGCAGCATCGTATCTGCGTAGACTATCCGCGCCTGCGAATTGTTTGGTCACGTAAAGATCGCAACGATGACGGCAAGACTGTTTGGTTGGTCGATGGCGTTGAGATAGATCAATATGACTTCGAGCGTGCTGTGGAGTTGCTCAACAAGCCGGAGGCGACATGACCTTAGAGCAACGTGTAGAAGCCTATTTCAATTCGGCGCATGATGAACCGGCTGGCCGATTGATCTCTGATCTAATAGGAGCGTTGCGAGCGACTAACAGAGACTTAGAAATTTGGCGACGCAATGGCGGTGATGTTTTGTTACGCGCCGAGATTGATCAGTTGCGAACGATCCTTAAAGCCGTCGTGAAAGAAGCTGATAGATCAACGCGCGCATTCAATGAAGCTCACGCCATACTGGGAGAGGATGATAGCAAATGAAGTTCCTATTGATAGACCCTGAGAAGCGCCGCCTACATGTCGGTGACTTCCCGGACCTGAACGATGCGAAGGTCGCGGCGGGTCTTAAGCCTCATGAGGTAGACCACAGTGGTGTGGCGCGCAGACTAACTATCGTGGTGTATGAATACTCCATGTTCGTTCCGCCGGCAGAGCAGTTTTACTTTTCAGCAGGACTAAAATTGTTCGGCGGACCCGCTGTCATCTATCAAACGAACGAGGTTGGAGAGACAGTGGACTTCGATACCGTCATTTCCACAGCAGTCTTCCCCAACCCTGGTTGGTTGAGGTGGTATCGAAACCTGAATGAAATTGAGGCGGCCATCTCGGGAGGGACTGTGAAGCGTCCGCAAAATATGGTAAATGAAGATGTGATCTGGAGTTGGAATAGATAACCATAAATGATATGGGAGAGCCTTTCATGTTCAAGCGACTATGGCGCGCGATTGTGGCGTTGTGGCGAAAGCGCCGGGAGATATTCGCCGCGCCGGAAGCCTCGCTGCCACGCGGCCTAGCCTCGCCGCGACAGGCTTTTAGGGGAGGCTTTAGGCGCTCCGTAGGCGCTTCGGGAGCGCCGGGTGTAGGCGTAGGTGCGGCTGAGCGGCTAGCTCCTCCGGGACCACCGGAAGCCCACCGCGACACCCCCATTCCGCCTCCCGAGGAGGAGTGCTACCTCACGGAAGACATGAGCCGAGAGGAGCAAAACCGGAGACTGCGAGAGCAATACGAAAAGGAGCGCCGGAAGCACGACAAGTTTGTTACACCGAAAGGTCCCGCGCCGATCAAGCGCCAGATCATTCGCGCATCCGCGATGGACGATGAAGAGATAGACGTTCACGAACCCACGCACCCGATACCTGAAAAGGAAAAGGCACGACCCATACCTGCGGTCGATGGTCCGCTGGTACCTGAAGGCTTTTTAGTTGACCAGCATCACGAAGGCGGAAAGGTTTTGTTTGAAGAAGCGGAGATGTGGGGCCAATTTAATTTCCGCGATACTATCTTGGGTCAGCTGGAACGCTATTTCGTCTATCTGCGTCGCATGCGCAGAACTGATCCAGACGCATATGGTTTGTATCGCGCTATCGGCGCCACCATCGAGCCCTACCTGTCCAATGTTTGGTCTGGCGGGAGTGACACTGACGAAGCGGAGCGGCTATACAAATTCTCCGAGGAGACGATTGAACGAATGAAGATGGACGAACTATCTCCGGCCTTCATAAAATATCGCCCATCGTTCGGGTGTGTAGCTTTTGGAACTGATCCACTTTCGGAAAGCCGGGAGTTGATTCCATCAACTAAGACAAAGCGAGTTCTGTGGATACCCAAGTTTATGTACTTCACGAAATTCGAGAAGCCGCCAATCAAGTGGCAGCCGATGTCCAATGGTGATGTGTACGGTCTAACAATTTGGTGGGACCGTCCTCACGACCCGAAGGCGTATCGGCGCAAGTATGGCGTACCTCAGGACTTCGGAGTGTGGGTGAGCAAGGATGGTAAAACAATCCGCATCCTTAAGCAGCGCATAAAATGGAACCGCTGGGAGTACCCTCACGACTTTAAGGACTGGGCGAAAAATCGAGGCGTGGACGTGCAACTTTTCCTTCGCCATTTATTCATCACGACAGTACGGCATACCGAGGACATCGAGCTATCAATGATCCGCGTCAACGTACACAAGCGCGACCTAACAGCGGTGTTCGGAATAAACGTGGAGCGCCTCGCCTATTTCTTTCAGGACCGCGATATTGCGCTTACGGCTAAAGGTAGCCGCAAACGCATCTTCCATCTCGTCAAGCCGTACCAACGCAAGAACGGGACCTGGACGAAGATGTACTTTGCCGGAGAGCGGGAGTTTGAATGGGCAGGGTATCATGTTCAGCTAACAGTTCCAGGTCTCCACCACGAAAGCCTGAACACCTTCCGCTATGGTAGCGTGGACGGAAGCCGAATTGAGAAGGGTGAAAAGTATGTTACCAGTGACTACATGGGTAAGGTAGCTTCTGAATACATTCGCACTGGTAAGATTAGCAAGGAGACGAAAGAGGAGGCAAAGAAGCGACGATGAATACAAAGTTCGTAAAGCTCATGATGATGACTACGTCTACGCATGACAACGAGGCGTTGAACGCTCTGCGCATGGCGAACGCTATGTTAGCTTCCGCCAACCTGAACTGGGAGGAGTATCTAGGTGGCCCGAAGGAACACCGGAGCGAAAGGAACCCACCATGGGACGAAGACACGCCGCAGCCACGCCAGCGCCGCTATGAACGCACAAACTCCGATGATAACATCGACCGTATGTTTGAAACGGCATTCGCGAAGGTCCGCCCAGGTTCGTCCTTTCGTACTACCATAGAGAACATTCATACATGGTGGGAGGAAAAAGGTTTCCTAACTCAGAAGCAATTTGAAACAATCCAGAAGGCGTGCCGATGATCCCGATGAGCAAAAGCTTTTTCTACATAGCTGACCAAGCCGCGAAGCTGCGGCGGGAGCGGAGGCGCAACGCTGGTCCGCATCCTAGAGCGAAGGTGGAGCGCAACGCGGACGTTGTACGCCGGTATGAAGGCGGTCAATCACTCAATGAGATTGCCGTGGCGCACGATATAAGTCGTGAGCGTGTCAAAGAAATTATCCGGTGTGCTCGTCGCGCGACACTAGACAGTATATAGTCCAGCGCCAATCGGGGAGGCTACATTGAACGCATGCCTTAGCTGTGGGCGGGTCTTTCCTGAAAAGGTGGAGGGTGAGATCGCGGTAGGAGGTTACATGCTGTGTAAAAGCTGCGGCCACGTTATGGTGTGGTCGCCTTCTCTTACGCTCCGGGAGATGACGCCTAAAGAACAAACAGAAGCAGGATCGCATATGGCTTTAATGAGAGCACGTAGCAAGATCATTCCTCGATCAAAAAACGACATTCAGTATCGCGGCAGTTGGGTAATGTCCTGCTTGTTTGTTTTGATAATCGGAATGGTCATAGCGGAGCGAACTCACTTGATTGGTCCGATACACAAGAGTTCAAGTCCAGTGTGGGGACGCAACGTCGGAGCGCCACCTTTGGCTTGGCCGAGGAGATAGCAGATGATCAGCGACAGATCATTCAACCTACTAGTCGGTTGGCTTACCATTACAGCTATCATCCTGCTCGCGGTGTTACTTACCGCGTGTAGCGCAGACTACCTGCGGGAGCGTCCCGACATCGCGACCGATCTGCACAAATACTGTTTGAACTATCCGAAGGACTCTGCCTGTCAGGGCAAGGATAGTAAATGAGACACCACCCCACCATCTTCGTTCTCCCCGATGGTAGGTGTGGTTATTCCCTGGGGAGAACAAAAGGAGCATCTACATGAAGTCTCTACTCCTACTGCCTGTTGTGGGACTGTTGGCATTGTTCGCCAATGGCGCTCGCGCAGATACTATCATCGATGACCCGCTGCACGGCTTCTGTGCAGCTGGGTGCGTTGATAACGGCACCAACACTCCTATCACCAGCAATCCGCCGGTGAACTGGGGGTTCACGGTATCGCCCAAGGACCAAACTGGTGACCTGATTCTGGACATCCTCGTTCCGAATACAGCGCCAGTCAATCCGGCGAACACCGTCACTGTTACTGGGTCTACTGTGCCTGGTGGCAGCTTGAACTTCTCGTTGGTGTCTACCACCGCGTGGACTAGCGGCTTCCTCGATACCTACCTTGGTATCAGTGCGTCGCCGTCAAACCCCATCGGTGCGTACCTGCCGAGCACGCAAGTGTTCCTACCAGGCGCCACTGGGTTCTTTGTGCTCCAAGCGGACCTTGGAACACAGGCTCTCAACGGCCCAAGCGGACCCTTCTCGCCTACGTTCAGCTTGAACCGTGGCGCGCAGGGCATGTACATCGTAGGCTTCTTGAACACCGTAGATGGCATCATTGCTACAGCCAACTCCGGTGCGTTGTTCGAGACTGGTAGCGGCAATACCATCAATCCGGTGGCTGCCGTTCCGGAGCCTGCAACCTGGGGCATGATGCTGTTAGGTTTCATCGGCCTCGGCTTTGCCTTCCGCCATCGTCGGCGGATGGTACACTACGCCTAACTAACGTAGTGTGAGATGGGGTACGTCTCAGCAGGGGCTGACAACGGGGAGCGGTCACAACCGCTCCCCACTTCTACATCTTCAACTCTAATGGGAGCTTTCCCAATCATGATGAAGTTGAAAACTGTACTGCTCTCCAGTGCTCTTGCTCTTTGTGCGAGCGGAGCACTGGCACAATCTACCATCAGTCTGAACGTGGACCTTAATGGATCGTCAGTCTCTTCCATTGGTCCAGTTACTGGTGGTGGTGCTGCTACCTCCGGTACATCTGGAGGTATCGCGTTCACCGTTCAAGCGTTCGGCGTGCCCACGGTCCCTAGCCCGGACTTTGGTACAATCACGTTTGACGTCAACGGCAACGCGACCGGCTCCAATACCCTGACCATCCTCGCTGGACAACAACACCTGACAAACTTTCCGTCAGGTGCGTTTGAAAGCGTGTTCGCTGGTGACTTCGGGATTGGTGGAGCGAACATTCAATCCATCGTGATGTCCACGTGGGTTGATCCGGGCGACGGTTTGTTTGCTCAAACCAACTTGCTCGGTTCGCAAGTCTGCCTCGGCGCAAATCTTAACTGCGCGCCGCAGTCGGACTTTGCCACTGTGTTAGGTCTCGGCACGTTCTCTGAGACAGAGAAGTTCGTTGTGACCTTCACTGGTCCTGCGGCCTTCCAGGGCAACGTGCAAATCTTGGCCTCGGCAGTGCCTGAGCCGGCAACGTGGGGCATGATGCTCCTCGGCTTCCTTGGCCTCGGTGCGGCGTTCCGCATGAAGCGGCGCACTGCGGTTCTCGCTTCCTAACAAGGAGCAGCCGTACAAGAAATGGGGAGCCGGTCACGACCGGCTCCTTTTTCATTCATGGGGGAGAGCATGGACACAAAGCGACAGACAATCAGAAAATATGTAAAGGAGCGTAATGAAGTCCTACGGTCTTTGGATCAAAGCAAATTTGACGATCTTTGTAAGCGTTGGTTGATCCCTACGCCTAGAGAGGGATGGTTGCCGGACTCGCGCATGATCCTGATGCATAAAGCGCGACTACAAATCGAGGAGTTCACCGAGGAGGAAAAGGCAATCAGTCGGAAATGGTTGGAGGAGCATCACTGCTCCCTAGATACGAGGTAACATATGACGACCGGGAAGCAAGTCAAGATTGAACTAACTGAAGTGTGCCTATCTGCCATAACCACATTCCTTTCCTCTACCAGAGGAGCGTACATGTTTGGGGGAAAGGCTAGAGTTACTCAGCCTCAACCCAACCGTCTACAAGTCCACGCTGCTGACGGGAGGTTTTTCGAGATTGTAGTGAAGGAGGCTTACTGATGAAGAAGATGGAACGCTTAGGCGACGCACCGATTGAACCGCAGTACATCGAGCAGATGAAGGCGGTAGCGAATGGCATAGATAAGATTTTCAACGGAGACAAAACCGGCAGCGACCGTCCAACCGGATTTGTCCTGATGGTATTCCCGTTTGGCGATCACTCGGGACGTTGTAACTACATCTCCAACGGCGCAGATCGAAAGGACGTTGTAACACTGATGAAAGAAATGATCGCGCGCTTTGAAGGCCAACCGGAAATGAAGGGGCAAGCGTGAGCGATTATTATCAGGCATACATCGCGCGATTGGAGCGACAGCTAGAGCTATCCTCCCAGGCATGGAAGGCTTGGGAGGATACGCTAAGAGAAAAGGACCACGAGATTGCGCAACTAAAGGCAGAGCGCGATGCCTACAAGCGTAACAACCAAATGGTTGCTCACGTTATTCAGGACATGAAGCGACAGCTGGACGAGGCGCTCAAGAAATGAAAAGCACATTAAGTCCGCGACAAGACCAAGTCGCGCGATTATTGATCCACGGTCTTTCTGATAAACAAATCGCAAGCATGCTGAACTTCAGTCTCACTGCAGAAAAATCTCAGGTTCAAGAAATCTTCAATAAGCTTGGCGTTCGTAATAGATCAGCTGTTGCGGTTATCATGATGAGGAAACAACCATGACTCTAAAAGCGACTTGGATAGATGGGCACCGCCTCCCGCGAGCAAGGCCGGACCCGGAGTATCCTAACGGCATCAGCGTTGATCTATCAGAAGGCGCGGCCAAGACCTGCGCAATCGCGCTACACTATCCCGCGCCTCGCTGCGGCATGTACATTGTCTCCTGCGACACTTGCGGAAAGCGTGTCGTTGTTACAACCGCTGGACGGCCTGATGATCCTCGAAGCCTCCGGGTCGCTTGCAAGCTGCACTGAAATGGAAATATGGCGATGTGATAAATGCCGTCGCCCTTACTGGGAGTGTATATGCATGAAAATTGCTACTTGTAAGCAATGTGGTAGACCGATCCACCTTGTCAAGACCGGGGTAACAACCTACAAATGGGTAACCAATCCGGCGAAACCAAATAAGACTTGGACATGTTCTACCAGTATTGACTTTCCACTCCGCGCTCACGCGCCACGCGAAAGGGAGACCGACCATGACAATACGAGTTCCTGAAACTCGCTGCCTAAGTTGCGGTGTACGATTGGACGCAGCGACACAGGTTGCTAAACCCGGAGAGCCACATCACTCGGAGCGCCCCAGCGAAACTGAATTCTGGTTTACAATTTGTATAGCGTGCGGTCATCTCATGGCAGTCAATCGCGATCTAACACTGCGAGAATTAACGGACGCGGAGGCGATTGATCTCACGGGCGACAGCCGCATTGTCGCAATCAATAGGGTCAGAGGAAAGATCAAATGAACGTAAGGCGCGTTGGAGACGTAATCAAAAAGCGTCTCCGCAATAATGGCTACTCTCTCGGCTTAGAATTTCCGTACATCTATTACAAACACGGACGAAGCCAATGGATAGTCTGGCACCGCCACACCGGGAAGGTAGTCTACGTCAGCCCCAGTGAAAACATATACGAAGCGGAGAAGCAAGCTAGCAACGAGTGCCACCGCCTCAATGGCCTAGACCCCAGCCACGTAGACGTAGCCGCCATCGACTCCACCCCATAAATAAAAAGGACCCCGATGCTTGGTGAGCACCGGGGCAAGTTCTCCAAAGAGGTGAGAGAGCACTACATCGAGAACCTCCCTGGAATAAAAAGACCCCTGGTCGTTTCCGACCAAGGGTCAAGGCTGGGGAGGAATCAAGATCGTTTCCTAACCTGTGTTTGTTTGACTGTGGCGCGATACTGCTGCCTGAGGCGCTTCAATCTAAGTCGCGTAATGATCCGCTGGCGCAGCCGCTGACAATATGAGCATGTCATGACTTTCCTCTATCACCTTCCTTGTAATGCTGTAACACGAACACCCGTACAGCTGATGAAAGATTTGATCTCATATTCGGATTGTGCTGTGCGATCCTAGCAATCAACGAGTAGACCCCCACGCCTTGCTCCGCTGCCATCTGACGTAGCGCCGTCCAAAACTCCTCCTCGATACTGAGGCTTGTTTGGTGTCCATGGAGTTCGATGGATTTTCTATTACCCATGAGATGTACTCCATCGCAGCGCCTCCCCATACCCCTTCCAAATCTATCAGCTCACTTCCGCTTCCACCCAGCGCCAATCCACGCGACCCTTTCCATCGATGCCCAGCGCCTCCGCCATAGCGGGAGAAATGTCGATGCCAGCGCCGTTCGGGACGATGCCAGCGTTAGGGCCACGTGGGCAAGGCTCCCCGTTCTCGTAACAAGTCTCCGCTAACGGTCGCGTGCCAAGTTCGGGATAGTTGTCATCCACGAACCACGGTCCCTTATCTCCCACCCAACCTTCCGCCTGCCTCCCGTTCTCGCAATTGATGACCATAACATATCGTCCATTTGGTCCGGCGTTCTCAACAGCCCAGGGCAGCGCCACATAAAATTCTGTATCATCGAGATACGGGCCATTCCCATTACTATCATAAGGCGGATATGCGGAATACTCGTCATCCGCCTCGCCGCCAAAGACTGTCGTGATGATGTTTGTTTGATTATCGGGTATTACGGGCTCACCCTGGCCCGGAGGAAAAGGGCGATCAGTCTCCGGTGGTGATTGATTATGAAATTCCTCGCCATTGAGAACGACAGTAACATCTCCTCGCATCTTAATGAATAGATCAACGACCGGCTGGCCTGGCCGGTATCTACCATAGACTGTCGCGCCGTTGATCAAGCATTGTACTGCGCCGTGCGCCGCGCCGGTTATCTCAACGCGGTTATCTCCAGACACTTCTGGCGGTGGCTGAAAATCAGGATCAGGCGGTTCAATCGGCGGTCTCTCCGCGACCTGATCCAGATCGACATCAGCTATCATTTCCGCAATCGCTTGACAGATCGCTTCGCGATGCTTCCGCCCATTAGCGCAATCCGCGGAGCTATCACAAAACCAAACCTCAAGTAGAATAGCCGGGCAATCCGTACCATTCAGGAACGCCAGGTCACCTCGATACTTGGGCCCACGGTCTTTGAAGTCTCCTGCCTGTGCGATCGCAGCGGACACTTCCCGCGCCAGCGTCTCTTGAGTGACGTACAAAACCTCGCACCCCATCGGGGATGACGTTGTTTGATTCGCGTTCAGATGTACGCTAACATCTAGCTCGCGATCCTGATCATTGTGCCATTCGACAATGCGATTCAAATTCTCCGATTGACTCGTTGAAACATCATCGTGAAACTTTTCGCTCGCGTGCCCGTTCTCGATCAGCATCTCATGGACACGATCAACTATATCTCTAACCTCGTCCACCTCATCGTTGTAAGGCTCCGGGTTGGGAGACGCTGACGCGCCTCGAATGTGCAGCCCGTGACCACTGCTGATGGCGATTGCTCTGGCCATTGTTAGCTCCTATAGAGAACATGATAGCGCGGCAGGACTCCGGTTCTGCCATCGATGTAAAGCACGGCTACGATCTTAACCGGATCAATCGACTGATCGATCAAAGCGTTGTTGAGCGCCTCAATTGTCGTCTCGCAGAAAAACTCTTTGATAGGTCCGCTCGCGTTCGTATCGAGCGGAGGCGGATGAGGAGGAGGCATACTCATTTCTTTTCGTCTGAGCTTGGCTTGTAGCGCGGAAAGGCTACCTCAGTCGGGCAGTGTATCGGGTCCCAGGATAACGCATTCCTTCGAGCACGTACATATGCGCTCAATCCTACATTCATTCCTTCAACGGCACGCTTAGGTTGATCAGAAGGGTCTTTAATCCAGATATCAAACAAATGAGCGACGTGCTGCTGTACAGCTTGGTCAAGAGCCGCCAAAACTTGCTGACGAACATGATTGATCAGTTCATTTGAAACACATTGGACTTCAGGTAGCTGCGGCGACTGCGCGTGCGCCTCGTCCTCCCCCACAATACGATTAATGAAAAACAAAAGACCAAACACAAGCAATACTATTACAACGGCAAGCACAATGCGCTTACCAATGCTGAGTGTTTCGAGTTGAGGGATTTTCATTTCAGCGCACCGGGAATACAATCAGGATAGCCAACGCTATCCCCAATAGCGCAAACAGCGCTAACACTACAAGTAGACGTTCCCACCATTTCATGGATGTAACCCGGCGCTATTCGCGCCGGGTCTCGCGTCGTTGTTGCCGCCGCTCCTGGCCGCTAGTCAGTCAGGTCTTCGATGGCGTTGGCACGCCGGGATGCTCACCAGACGGCGCGATCACAGTGATCCAACCGCTCGATGGCGTCCAGGCAGTTACCACATCCCAATTCTCTAACACTTCTGGCTTCTCCTCAGAGCCAGGAGGTGGTAATACAATCGGGTGCGTGGGTATCCCAGGCACTCCCGCACTCGGCGGAATGTAGATGGGATGCTCAGGCTTCGCTCCAGGAATAGTTCCTGGTGGTAGATAGATCGGAGGCGTTGGCGTCGGCTGTGGGCCTGGACCACCGATGTCAGGATACGGAGGAGCGCCGCCCCAAATTCCTGGAGGCCTGCCACCTGGAGCAATCGGATGCGACGGATGCGGTTGATGTCCAGGCAATCCCTGATCGGGATAGAGCGGAGGCCCACCCCAAATTCCTGGAGGCCTGCCACCTGGAGCAATCGGATGAGCCGGGTGCCCTGGAGACGGCCAGATGCCTGGAGGAGCACCAGGAAGTCCCTGATCAGGATACGGAGGCGCGACCCCACCCCAGTATCCCGGAGGCGGACCACCTGGAGCAATCGGGTGAGCCGGATAACCTGGACCCGGCCAAATACCCGGAGGCGGACCACCTGGAGCAATCGGGTGCGACGGCTCACCACTCGATACTGGAACAATCATAGCAAGGAAAGGCTGCATGTTAACTCCTTTATTTTGAGAGATGGTAGATGTAGTGCAGGGTAGTTCAGTTATTACAGAACGCCAGAACTGGCGGTGTGAAGTTCGCGGTGTAGCGCGCGACGTTGGAGATGCGCGCCTCGTCAATAAAACTACCTGATGGCTGAACGTAGGTCGCGCTATAGGAACGACCAATCTTCGACCCAACGCTCGCGGACCCTACCACATTAGAGTTAGTTCCACCGCCACCAGACGCTTGATTACCATCTGTGTAGAATTGAATAGCATTTGATTGACGAACCACAGCATAGTGATGCCAGACATTAGGCGTGAACACAGTCGCTGCGGTAGGAGTAGCAGTGATCCCAGCGCCAGCTATTTGTATGGTTAGGTTAGGTTGAGCGTATGGACCTAACCAAGTCGTTTGATCGTCTCCGATCCAACCCATATATGTCGGCGCTGTTGTTGGAAAATATAGCCAAGCCTCAACTGTGAAGTCGGTGCTCGCTGGGATCAATACACCAGCGGCCGCTGGAAGTTGAGCGTAGGACGTTCCGCCTGTAACAATACTAAGCGAGTAGGTTCCAAACTTCGCTTGCGTTGTCGAGTAGACCGCGCCTCCGTTGAGCGTGAGTGTCTTAGCTCCGCTGCTACCGTTATCCGCTCCGGTATTATCAAAGTGCCAGAGCCCAACGACGTTCGCGAAGGTCCCACCACCGCCAGTGTTAGACGTACACGCGGGAGCGCCAGTGCTCCGAATACCCGGAGGCAACGAGGTACCAGGAAGCTGCGCGAGCGAATAAGAGCCTAACGCGAGACCCGCCGCGACGAGTGCTCCAGCAAAATTCATTTGATATCTTTCAGCAATGCGCCGCCGATGCAAAATGTTGCTGTAACGCAAGTGTAGCCAATCGCGTCTACCGCACTCGCTGTCGTTGATAGAACATAGTTACAAGCGCCGGCACATTTTAGAATTGTATTGATCGTCGGTGGGATAGTGCGGCTTCCGGTACCATCCTGAATAAATCGTAACACTCCGGCTTGCCCAGCCTTGACGTTGGAGAACGTAATTGTCGTGATGTTACCTGTAAGCGTAACCGCAGCATTGATGAATGTATTGAAGTCGAAGGTCGTTGTCGTCCCGTAGGTGACCGGAACTTCGGCGGTGAATACCTTGTCGGCTGCGAGGAGTTTGTTCGCTGTGGCGGCAGCGAACTGCGCGACGGTCGCGATGTCCGCCGCTACGGTCCCGCCTCCTGGTAGCGCACCGCCTGTCAGCCCGGTACCAGCGTTGACGTGGCCAGTCGTTAGTCGCGTGTTCGCCAGCGACCCGGAGGCTATGTTAGTCGCGTTCGTAGCATCGACCGTAGCGGAAGGCGCAAAGGCATTCCCACTGGTTTTCGTACATGTAAAATTCGGCGCGGAAAAAGTACAGTCACCACCCGGCACGAACTCGCCATAGAGACCGCCATTGTTAAATGGTATACGGCCGGACGTACCCCCGGTGATCGGTGTAGCATTAACAGTGATTGCAGCTCCTGGCAGGTCCGCTCCTACTAGAGTGCGGAAGCCGGGAAGACCGGCACCACCCGAAGGTGGACCGGCGCAAACTGTATTCGCGTTAGGTTGCCCGGCGCATTGCGCGCGACCTTCGCCTGCGCTTGATAGGAACGCTGCCGCCGCAACTAACAGTGGTAAGATTAACCTTCGATAAACCATCCGATGCTTGTCCCGTCATTGTATGGTCGCAGACTGATATACTGTCTGTTAGTTGAGAGCGTCACACTAGCAAGACCGTCTATCGTATCAGCGCCAGTAGGCGTGAGCGTAAGGGGATGCGCTCCGAATTGTCCGCCTGAATCCTTAAACACAATGCGCCTACCTCCGCGCGCTCCGGCATTTGGAAGCGCACAAGTGGGCGCACCTGAGGTTATGTTACAATTAATGATCTCATCATTCGTACCGACCACAATTGGTGACGCTATAGCAAGACGCTGCGGCGGAATGACTACAGGCTTGTTACTCAGATCGTTATAGTTGCCGGTCTTGGCGACTGTCGCCATGCCGAGATTGTTTTGCGCTGTCGGTACGTCAAGAACATCGGAGAGATTGTTCGAGCGCAGCATGTCGCCGCTACCGGCGCCAGCTGGACCTTGGGGACCTTGCGCGCCTTGCGTACCAGCAATATTCAAATCCCAATTCGCGAACGTACCGGAATTTTGAACTAACAAAACATTGACAGTCATGCTAGTCCCGCTGTATGCGGTGACTTGCCCTTCCATCCAATTCACTGGTGTAGCATGCGACGACAAGCGTACACGCGCGCCAACTTGATAAGCTAGCCCAGCTTGTATCGCGAATGTAATGCTACCAATACCAATTGTGAGCGATGTGGTCGATGTGCCACCATAGCCGGGACCTGCCGCGCCAGCTGGTCCTGTATTTCCCGGCACACCTTGCGCGCCTCCGGGACCTGTGGGACCCGGATTGCCTTGTGGTCCGGTCGCTCCGGGTGGGCCTTGTGGTCCTTGCGCTCCCGTTGGTCCAGCGGGACCGACAGCGAGTAACAAACCGGGTGTCGGCCATCCGGTCACACTGTTATATGGACCAAACAAATATGCTGGCGATCCTGGCACAGCTGGATTTGTTATTTGTAAATACCAATCGCCATTCACCGGGCTAGGTGGGTTGGTCGGTGTCGGCGCGGAAGGTCCATGCCAGATCACGTTACCTGGTGTACCATTCTGGCCTTGCGCGCCATTGCTACCATTTTGGCCACGCTCGCCTGCGACGCTGATATTCCAATCAGCATGCGCATAAGCATCGCGCGATGCACTCAGCAAATCCATATTGATGATCATCGTGCCTGGCGTGGCCGAAGTGATAATGCCTTCCATCCAATTGTTTGTAGGATCAGCGACTGATACTGCGCGTGCGCGCGTCCCGACTTGATAGGCTAGATCAGGCTGAGTGATAAACGTCTTCGGCCCCACGCTCATAGACATAGAGCTAGTAGAGTTGGCTACATAGCTAGGTCCAGCAGGACCTGGCGGACCTATATTGCCGGCGCTACCACCGATGACTTCTACAGAATTGATAGTCATGCTGCTTCTCTCATGGTCGCCAATCGTCGCACACGCACCTTTCGTACTCGGCTGGCGCTAACAGCCATCAAAGTGCTAGTCGTTGGGATCGTGCTATCATATCCAAACATCCTAGTGACGCCCAACTCCACAGTCACTTCGCCGCGCGCCAATCGTCGCGTCAAGCCATCCGCCAATCCTAACATATCATATACATAGATCGCAGGCGGGATTGTTACCATCACGTCAGCCGGGACTTGTAGCTGCCAGGTATTGCCTCCAACCCGGATATAGTTATTGTCAGATGTCGCTCGAAGCACGACCGTTGCCGCGCTAGGCGCGATCCGCATTTCCATCTGGAACGCTATTCCTGTTAAGTCTATCGGGTCGCCGCTTTCCTCATCCTGATACTCCAACCCATCCAACCACACTTCGTTATTGGCAACCGCCATGGTCATGATGACCGGAGGCACCCAAAGTAATTTCGTCGTCATGAGACTGGCCAGCCCGTTGTCGGTACGGTGTAGATGACCAATTGATCGAAGGTCATGGTATCCACATTAGCACATAGCTGATTGCTATAATCCCGAGTGTTATTGATACGTTGGAACATAGCAGTCGCCGCATCGTAATCCGGTCCCGAGGTTTGCGTAGCGAGTACATGTAGCGCATTGTTCTGCGCGTAAGGAGGAGCCCACGTTGTAATATACGAAGCCGCATATGCATTGATATTTTGTTTGGTGATATTACGGAGACCGGCAGTAACATATGTTTGGGAACCTCGTGTAATGACAACATCATTCAGCGGCATCTGATCCGCTGTAAACGACCCATCATCAAATTGCATGATGTTCTGATAGAACCGCGGATCAGGTCGCTGTGCGAAATTTATCGGCATGGTTCACCTTGGATAGTCTGTACTGACTTGTCCGATTGATATATTAACTGGCTGCCAATTATTTCCATTGCCAGACCAGTCCTTGCCTAGAGTGGTAGTCGTCGCGGCGCTGCTATCAGCCCAGTTCAAGTAACAACCATTGATCCCCCAAGCGCCTGAAAAGTTTTTCGGCTTCATAACGCCACCCGATTGAATAGCAAATTTATCCCAAGTAGGCGCTAGCCCATCAACGAATTGTATTTCAGCCATCAGCATCGAGCAGCCATACCAGGACCCAAGGTCATCTGAGTCCGCTCCTATACAATGTGGGCGAGTAGAGTTGACCGCGCCGTTCCCGGAGATTGGTCCTTGAGATACAAGGACTGTATCCACGGTGCAGGAAATGTGCGCCCCATCAGCCGTCAACAACCAATGATGCCAGATCATATCATTCATCGTCGGATTGGCGAATGACCCTGCACCTCCCGGCGCGACTGGACCGGAGGAGTTGTTCCAGAACAATCTGAAAAAGTCTCCGTAATCGCCGCGCGAAAACTCTGGTCCAGTATAGTCTGACCCCGATTGCCCACCACCCGCCGAGAACGGCACCTGAGATATATTCCCGCCATTAGTTAGATTGGTACGCTTCAGGAACATACTCATCGCCCAAATCTGGCGATTGGTATTCATCGATGGACTACGCCGCAGCATCGACATCGTATTCAGCGGTCCAGGGAAATAGTTATTGAAAATAAATTCCAAGGACTTTCCGACCACAACTGGAACTGTTACGACCGGAGCGCCGCGCGACCCGATGAGTTGCCAGTTAGTTCCGTCAAAGATCAGAATGACGATCTGTCCCGCGACCAATCCATCAGGCAATCCTAGCGGCGTACCATCAGGATGAACTACATTGTGTATCGGGAAATTGTTTGGAATAAAGTCAGTCGGACCATTGATGTTATTCGCCAGCTTGATCTCGACTGTGCGCCCTTCCTTAATATCCGCGAGCGGCGGAGAATACGCACCGAGCAAATGATTGGCATTCGCACTCGTGTCGCGAACGTAGGGAATGTCAACCTGATAGATCGTAGGAGCGCCAGGAGACGAATCACTGACGCCAAGATTTTGAAGTTGAAAATAAGTCCCATCGCAAACCAGCGTAGCAATTTGCCCGGCGACAATATCGCCAGGATGAAGTTCCGCGCCATCGCGCCGCTTAACAGCTGTCGAGTTAACTGATCCCACCGCTATTGTTACAGGTCCAGTATTCGTGTGCGCGACTAAGACCCGGAGCGTCAACCCGCCGCTATACGCAGTGATTGGCGGTCCCGCAATAGTCACTTCCAATTGATTGAGCGGACCCGTATCGAGGCAATACTGTAGCTTGCCATCGCGAATTGACTTTGCGAGTTGGTGTAGGTCCAACTCATTCGGGACCTGCTGCGCATCTGTAATCGTGTTTACGATTTCCCGCTGCGGATGCTCCATAGCTTCCGCTGGAGGAATTGATCCTTTGCGCGAAATGTTAGGATCGCCATTTATGTACGAGGCGTCAGGCAGTACTGTGCCCGGTGGTCCGAACGGCGGAACATATTTCATAGCCTAGTCCTTATGGTGTCCCGGCGTAGGAGTCACCGGTGGAGATGCTACTAACGTCCATGATCACTTCTGTATGCGCAGGCTTCCAGCGCTGAAGCAAACAAATCAAATCATCGGGCATTTCCATTTCCAAATGATGATCAACTCCTAACTCCCCAGATGTCGCGCGGAACCAAGTCAGTAACATATTGGATACGTGGACTGTCCAATAGAAGCGCATGTCCTCGGAGCCCACCTGCCAGAAATAATCTAGCAACTCGGGATGATGTCCCGGAGTATCATTCCAGTATTTCATTCCTCGTGTATCACCGACTTGCGACACACCGCACATGAATGGGGAATATTCACTGATGATTATATCGTACCCCAACCACTTCGCGACACCAATGAAGAAATTTCGATCTTGCGCGCCGAGCAAAGTGATCTTCAGAACTAGGATAGCGCGGCGCTGATCAAGTGTAATAGCTTTAGGGAAACAAGGATCAGGAAGTCCCCAAGCCTTCTCCCATGAATCTAACATCTCAAACGTCGTGCGCGGATCAGTTTCAATTTCAAGGAAATCTGCCGCGCGTCCATCAACGTATCCAAATATATTCGCGAGACCGTTGACCAGCCGCATCAGCGTGGTCCACTCCTCTCGCGGCCACGCTGGTCCCGTAGGTAACAGATCGGCTAGCGCCTGAGCATAATCCTCACCAGTGCGCCGGATATGTCGATCAGGCTCCAGCATAAATAATCGACCCTAAAATTGGTAGGTGGCCGGGTGTCGGCGCAGCCACAGTCTCGAATTGTAGTTCATGATGGGCTTCGCCCATAGCGTTGCTGATTGCGGAATCAACCCACGAACGATAAATAGTCGCGCCTGGAAATGATTGTTCCAAGAACATCTCGCGCATTTCACTTTCGATGGATGCTCGCGTCTCCGCGTTATCAGTCGCCAGCCCGCTGACATGCATGTCGATGGGAAACGGAATAGGAGCGACCGTGAAGCAATCCTTAACTGCTACGGGACGCTTCGCATCAATCCACTCCGCTACCATCAGAACATCTTCGTCCAGCGGCACCCCGTTATTATTCGCTCTGATAATATCCATCATGAAACGAATAGACACTGTACCAACGCCCATGGCATTAGCCTCAGCCCATGCTCGCGTCACTCCGCTAACTTCCAGCGCCCAGTGAACATAGTCTTCCTGCGAGCCTCCCATCGGTGGCTGCTGTATTCTTTCCAGCACGCGCATCCGGAGATCATCATCAGTCTCCGTATCAGCGCCACCTTGAAAATCATCCTTAGCAACCGCCTCGCCATCGACCCCGGCAATCGCTGTATCAAAATGCAAAACGGCGCCAACTATAAGATTGCCAATCGCTCCCGGATCAAGCGCCCTTACTCCCACATCGGAGCCAGCGCCCGAAACTGTAACAGCTGTTAGCGTCTCGAATGATATTTCATCAGTTGATAACGTCGCTGCTGCCGGCACAATCATACCTTGCGTGCCGGTCACAGTTACAGTCCCGCTAGCGAACTCCGATGACTTGCGGCCGCGCGTACCATCCGCATTTGTCAACCAAAGCGTACCATGTCGATCCAACCACTCCGTCTCAGCCGTATCCGGCATTATTTGTTTGGCGAGCCAATCAATATAACGTAACACGAGATGCGCGAGACCCGAAGTCGCATCCGACATAACCCGCAGCAACGAGTTGCCGAGGGTCATTGCCGCATTGAGCGCTGTTAGAATTTGTTGTTTTGAAATCTTCACAGTCGCCATAGCGCCGGCAATGCCGTCGCGCGTCATGGCGCGTATATCTCGCAGACTAGGTGTAGACCAGGGCATCAGTCTAATTCCGGCGGTGAGTAATACGGATCTTGCCAAGCGACCGTTCTGATCTCATCCCACAAGTTCTGGAACTGTAACGCAATCGCTGGAAGCGGACCGCGATACATTGTGAATGTTACTCGAATTGTTTCCATATCAGTACGCTCAGCATCTACATCGACCCGCGTACAGACCCCTTGATCTATGAATGGTTGTAACGCTTCGCGCGTGTACATCTCCGCGCGGCCCAGCGTAGAACCTATGCGAGCCTCTATGGGCGCGATCTTGGCTCGCATCAACTCCCAAAGCCGCGACCCGATTGGCCAGCCGTTGTAAAGCAATTCCGCATCTAGGTCTCCCCACCATCCGCGCCGGTCCACAACTCCATCCGGACCTATCAGGTCAGGCAAATCGTCTTCCGGCTCCGCGATGCGATCCGTACCAATAGCAATCAGCAAACTGGTAGCTAGCTCTTGCGTCTCATCGAGCGTGCCCATAGGCTTTAGCAAGATGTCCATCGACACCAACGGAGCTAGCGTTACAACGTTGATGATACGAATGTCGGCCATCGTTCATCGCATCCATGTTATGTAAACCGCAGGCGGACCCGGCTTGAAGTTGGCGGTAGTTGCTCCAGTAACGTCTACCGCCACCGCCGCACCGCCATCTGGTAGACCTGTCAAAAATTTCGGTCCTGAAGCAGCAAGGACTTGTTGCGCAGGAGTTAACACAGCCCCAGTGATAGGATTAAAATGCGTAACGATACCGGGAGTGGAAGCACTCACGCCGGCAACATACGTCCCGACTTTCGGACCTTCGTTGATGTCACCACCGAAAGACGCGGGTGAACTCTGTCCTGCGCCGCCTCCTATCAAATAATTTTGCAACGGAGCGCCAGCCGCATTGAATGTCGAGCCAGGAAACACGAAGCCACCCGGCTGGTTGCCTGATGCAACCCCGCAAAAACTTTGGGCTGATGTATCGACAGTGATACTAAATCGCCCACCACCTATACAACCAGTAAATAATTTTTCACAATACCCACCTGCGCTTCCTGCTCCAGCAGCGATGGCTCCGAATGATCCCGGCGCAGACCCTTGACCAACTAATTGAAACAATGCGCGCGGATACCCCACCGGCATAATGACTGAGTTAGTTTGCGATGTAGTAAATTTCTGAACGAATTGTTGATTGATATAGTCTTCCTCTCGCCACACGCCATTAGCATCAGCATAATAATGGACAACGTCCCCGGCAAACATCGTGCGATCCGCCTTACTCAAATTAATGAGATGGGCTGGATCGTGATGAACAATTATATTCCCATCAAAGCGACACCGCTTCTCGACCAGCGTTCCGGGACCTAGCGAAGTGATCGTAACCGTCGGCGCAGTTAGTCCTGGACCTACTACATGAATTCGATTTGAGTCAACGCTATCGAGATCAGTCAGCGCGGCCGCAGTGATTGGTAACTCCGGCGCATTGCCCATTGCCGCTCTGATTTTGATTTTCGACATTAGGATGGCAACGACTTGTGATGCTTAGCTTCGCCGGTAACAGTAACAACATTTTGGGCGTCTTGTTCGTCTGCTGACTTCTCCATCCCGGTAAGAGTAATACCACCTTGATCGGTAGGATGAACTGTCTCAACCACCGAGACCTTCTCATCATCATTCGGCTTCTTAGTCTTAAGCGTCGTGCGGATCGCGTTCGTATCAATGCTGTTGATAGCGTCGTGCATTTCGGTCTTTGACTTCCACGTCATATCGTCTCCGTTCCAAGCCTGATGCGGAGCATTCCAAGTTAAGGTCCCCGTAGTCGTCCAAGTGATGCCGTCCATATCCATGACCATGGAGGAGTAGATGATCTTGGGATCATCCTTGTCCATGATCTCATGTTTGATCTGCGGCTTGTACTCGTCTTCGTCCTTGTACTTATCTTTATTACGATGCGTGACTGTAAAAGATTTACGGTCGAAATGCACCGTAGCCATCACATCATCTTTCATATCTGTCTTGTTAGCTTGTATATCCCTCATCGGATTGAGCGGGTCTCCCTTATCCTTCTTCATGATCCGGAAATCGAGTACCAGATCATGCGGAACGGAAGCATTGATACCAGCGCGGGTTATATGAACCTGCTGACCCTGCTCGTCATATATCATTAACTCGCCATTCGCCAATCCCAAAATCCGGTAGCGACGATCATCCGCTGCTATAATGACCATGTGCGAGCGAATGCCGCCGATACAACCAACAATCTCCTCAAGGTTCCCGAGTTTGTTCTCAACGTGCGGAACGGACGTCAAGAACGGGAACTGAAATCGCTCGACACCAACGCGGCTTTCGTCCGCTAACAACTCGATGTCGTGTTCTTGTAATAGTTTTGAATCGTCTACCTTCTTGACCAGTATCGCCCGCGCCAGCATGTTATAGATGCGAGATGCCATATCATATGGAGTTGATCGCATTCGCGCATCCTAACCTGATCCTGCTTTCGCCGGTTGTGGCGGCTTCGGTCCTGGTCCATCGTATCTAATTTGCTTCGTGCCTAGTCTACTTACCAAATGCAAATTCGACAACGACCCTTGCTCATTGTCTTGAGTAAAGACCACGCGCTGAATATACAATTTAGTTTTAAGCATCAGCATCGGAGAATCAACAGTCACTTCTCCGCCAACTTTCCAAAGCGACCCGCCGTCAGCCTGCCATCCATAAACAACTATATCAGCCGAGATGTTCTCGTTGTGTATCCACAAATTTTCATAATCCAAACGACCAACTGATTCCTGAGTGGTCATCCTCCTATCACCGAGAAGCAAATATGGCTTGTATCCTTTCACATCGGGGTTATCCGCGTGCGCCGCTCCTTGCGCCGCTCGTCTCCCCCAGTAAGTATCAGAGCCATTAATTTGCCCGTAACTAATGGTTGTAGGAAATATGGTTGTGTCTTCGATCCGACAAGTAGCTGATTGAATATTTCTTCCCTCAACTAAAGAGCCTCCACCACCACTATCAGGCTCCGCCAAAGCAATCAGCTTCCCATGCTCATCATCAAATAAAGTGATCCCTCGGGACCGCGCCAATCGTCCTAGAAAATTAAAAGTGGTCTCACTCGGATTGACCTGAGCATCATCAATCGGCTTCTCAGACAATTCGGTAGACCCGCGCATTTCCACGCCGCCAACCTTTTCCAAAACCTTATCCGCAATCGCCTTCCATTTCTGATTACGAAATTGCCCGCCGCCAATATCCTTCATGCTACAAGACATATCAGAAATTCTTCCCGCAGTCGATTTACCAGAGAGCAAAACATTATGCTGAACCGCATTGTAATGCGCGTTACGGCAATTCACTACTCCAGTCAGGAATAGCTCACCAGCGAATTTAATCGAGCACTCATCACCCGGCTTAATCTGTAACGTGGACCAATTCGGAGATGAGCTACCACCGGAAGACGAGACAGCCTCGGTAGCTAGGAAGGCGAACTCTCGCATTGATCCAAACTCAGCAGTTCCTTGTATCTGTTCCCACGCGCGGAAAACAGAACTCCCAACCTGTAACTCAACGGTCTCCTTTCGCTTAGGCATTTACTACACCGTAAGCAAGCGACCTTCGACCGGGCAAAACGCCGGGTGTACGATCTTATTCTCATTGACCAGTTCGGTCACTCGCATATCTGTATCAAATCCTTTCGTGCGCGTCGCATCTGGATAGCGCCAGTTCGCTAGCTTCAAGGCAGGATACGGAGCGGCTGTTAAATACTGAATGATAGTCGGCAACGGTCGCGCCCGCTGCGTCATATCGTGTACCATTGCCGCTTGTAAGGCTAGGACTTCGCGATATGTCGCCACATCGCCGCGATCCGCCAAAATTTCAATTGTCGGTGTAAACCCACTCAGCATCCGTTGCAAATACGAATGGACATCATCTCGACTAGTGAACGTAGTGTTCGCTGTTATCTGTACCAGCGCTGATAACAAATAAATTATACACGCATCGTTACAGGCTTGTCCTGGTAAGGTAACGATGGTTTGCTTATATGTATCATTCAATACCCGATACATATTATCAAACGTAGCTCCCGCCGCTATCGCGGTGGCTACAATATCGAGGAGCGCATCGCCAATGAGAAGCCCGTTGTTGAGCGCATCGCCCCGCAAAAGCGATTCAGCATTAGTGTAAACGTCGTTTGATTTCCGGCGCACGTCCGATAACGCTCGTCCAGTCTGCGCTCCGGGTACAGTCGTGATAATCGCCAGCGCAAAAAACTGAACGACCGCCAGCGCCTCTTTCATCTCGCTCGCGGTCATTGGTTGAATGCCTGTACTTGTGAGTTCAAGTTCGCAGCTGCTAGAGAGGAAGCGCTGCCAGCAGATTGCGTAGCGGCGGAAGCAGTCGATTGCGACGGAGAGGAGCCACCATCGGAACCAGCCTCCACAAACATCATTTCAAACGTACAATAGCCTCCTCGTTCTCGCGTCTCTGTCACGGTGTAGTTGGTACAGATAACTTGCATCGGCTTTAACAGCGGATGAATTAACTGACCGGGACCTTCCTGCTCCAAAGCGTCAGTCAGCGCATCGCGCGGTCCAATATAGTTTGGACCAATCAGGTAGCCGGTGACCGGGTGCTGAACCGCGCGCCTCCCCAGGTCTTCCGCGTAAGGCGTATCACGATGAGGATACTGGTGGAGCGCCACGCGCCTACCAGAATTGCGGCCATCGCTCTCAGCGTAAAAGATCGCGCCTCGAAACGAGGCTTGCTGATACTTATCACGCCATGGATTAGATGGCATACCATATTGTGTGCGACCAGGCATTAGTTATCAAACCCATCATTGAAAGCAGTCTTCTCCATTTGGAACGCGCGTCGTCGCCTCACTTCGCTTTGTTTGAACAATCCGTGGAAACCAACAGCGGTCTTCGTTCCGGGAGGCGCGGCAATATCCACCTTCAGTGTGGCCGCGCCTTCGACCTTCTGATTGCTGAGTGCCTCAGTAAGCTGATCGGCGCTAGGCATCAATTGCGGCTGCTGGACCAAAACATTCCTGAGTGTATCATCATCTTGTTTCTGATTATTTATAGCAGCATCAATCATCCGCATCGTCTCATCAGCCGGAGGTTTGATATTGCTTAATTGTTCTACTGTACCTTGCTGTAACCTCCTCGCCGCTTCGCCTGTCTTAGTATCTTGTTCCAATCCTGGCTTGCTATATGATTCCGCCGCATCCTTCAAACTACCAAATGGATCGCCTACTTCATCGCCCGGCTGTACCACTCTATCAGCCGCGGCCTTTATATCTTCATTTGATCGCTTCACATCGGCTGTAGGGTCTTTGAAACCTAAGTCTTTGCGCCCTTCTGCGCTCAATACATTACGCGAGAACCATTCACCCAAACCTTCGATGATACCTTGCTTGGCGCCATCCTTAACGTCATCGCCCGTAGCGGGAGGCTCCGTATATTCGACATTGCCTGACGCTGGATTAAATTTGAATGGATCAGCTGCCGGTGCCGGAGGGGTTGGCGGGATTATGATTGGTTGAGCCCCAGTCGGCACTCGCGTGATTGCTGGTGGCTCCTTTCCGGCCTCCGTCTCTCCATACGATGACCAAGCTTCCCTACCAAATGGATCAGCTGCTCCTCCAGCTTCATTCGTCGCTGGTCCTTGGAAAGCCTTTCCAATCCACTTGTCAATCGGAACATCAATTTCATGAGTAGCAGTTCGCCGCTTAACCTGTCCTGTAGTCGCCAGATCAATCATTTCCTGACCAGCCCGGATCAGGGATGGAATAGCTCCACCGGCAGCATTACGCTTCTTCTGCGCTTCGCGTTCCGCCACTGGATCAGATAGAGCCGGACCTAACTCTGGCGGAGGCTTCAGATTGCCTTCCTTGTCTACGGTCGTGTCCTCCTTCGGGAGCATCGCTGCTAACAATTTACCAACCGGAGAGTTAAGGAAGCGATCCGCAATCTCCGGCAACTTTTCAAAACCAGCAGTCATCCCCTTCATCATATCATTGATGCCTGGGATCAGCTTCTCCATAGCCGATGAATAAAATTTATCCCAACTAGTCCAGAAGTCCGCCATCGTCGCTTTCAGTCTCTCAGCCTGCGCAAACTTAGCGGCCGCATCCGGGTCGTCCGCCATAGCTCGCTTGCGGTCTTCCGCCTCTAACAGTTGAGGCACCGGCGCACTTGTATGGAGCCAATCACGAGCAAATCTTGATGCCAGCGCCGGATTAACATTTTGTAGCTGTCGAAGTTTATCTAACAAAACACTAAGATACTTTTCAGCATCGCCTGCTTTAGAGGCGGAAAATGCTTTAGCAAATACATCACCCAGTCCGGCGTTCTCCCACTTCTCTCGCACCCCATCGACTTGCTGACCAATCTCTAACATATCATCGGCAATACCCTTAAAGTTCTTGAGCCCACCTTCAACGCCCACAGATCGCAAGGCGCGATCCCAGTTGGTCGCTGAACTCGCGGACATGTTTAGAACCGCAGCTGTATCTTTCAAATCAGAAACCCCATTCGCATAATCTGATACAGCCTTGGTCAATCCGATTACTGAAGCAGCGGTGAGTCCTGAAGCTATCCCGAAGGACGCCAGCGCAGGCTGAGCAAACTCAGTGATTGATTCACCAAAACCCTTAACCGCTCCGCTCATCCCCTTAAAATGAGCGGTTGTTTTTTCCGGGTCAGCTTGCTTCTGAAAATCAGCAAACTGCCGTTGCATTTGCTTCAATGGCGCGCTGGTCTCATCGACCAGCCTAGCTACCATTCTTAATACTGCATCGTCAGGCATTAGCTACGGTCCCGCGTTGCGGATATTTCTTCAATCAGGCGATTGGTATAAAAGACGTCACGATTCAATTCGCTGAGCGGCTTCCTAAGAAATACATCTGGCGCAACTGCGTAATACTTTGCCAATTTGTAACAATTCAAAATCATAGTTTCCCCAAGTCGGGAAGAAAAAAAATTTGAACTGCTAAGCTACATGTAGCCCAGTCGCGTGCGCGCATCTCCAAGATATTCTTTGGGCTTATGTTAGCGAGGCGCGCCATCATCAGCGTCATCTTCTTGGAATCAATGACCGGGAGCGGAGGCCATCCGCGACTAAAGTCATTACTAACAGGATTGCCTACAGCATCGATGTCCATCGCTGTAGGTTCCCGAAATACAAGAAAGGTCGTGGTAGGACTCATGTGTGTTTGAATTGGCCGTCCCAACTCCACCTTAACCTCGCTGGGCAGATCGTCACTGGGGCGTGGCTCCTCGGGAGGCGGTGGAGGAGGAGGAGACGCTGGCATGCTCGCGGCGCGCGGTGGCTCCGCCGTGCCTACTGGTCCGGTCGCACCGCGCGGTGTTACGTGTTCGTTCATGAAGTCATCTCGCTACAATTCATCCCTTCCCACCGGCAACGAGCGAAGCCTTCACGCGTGTTCATTTCTATTCGTCCCGCCTTCCACGCGTTGCGCAAGACGTAGGAGTGCCCGTTGATCAGGTCCGCTTGGATGGTAGCGTCGGTGACCAACTCGACATCCTCCCAATTGATCGTCGGGTCTAAGCTGATGTCAGCTTCGATGTACGGGACAGTTGGTAATTCTTGATAACCATGCACCCTGTCTTGACCAGCAAGGCCGGTGCGCTCAACCCGACCAGGATTAATTGTTAGGTTGCCCCGCAGAGCAATCGGCGCTCCATTAGTGAACAGGAAAGCTGTACCAGCGATAGGTGTACCCAAGTGAACCTCCTACTGTTGAGCTGTGTTAGTGATCGATCAGGCCGCAACGAGCGAGTCAATCGACCTATCATACTGCAACCTGAACTGACCCAAAACTGCAAACACGCGCAATTGGTTGATGATATCAGGAGGAAACAGAACATCAAGCCTGTTTGGATCTTGGACGTTCCGTTCCACAATCAAGTGCGCCTTAAACTGGCGCGCGTTCTCGACCAAGCCGAGATATTCCTCATACTCATAGTATGCGATTATCTCAGCCTTGATGATCTTCGGTGATACAGCGGCCTGACCGGGTCCCAGTCGTGTATCATCATCGCAGAGTTTATGGCGTGGGAACTTAGAGGTGATATCCGCCTTCAGATCGCGGAACAATCGCGCCAAGGTCGCCAGAGTTGTTAGGACCTCATATGCATCGTCAGGCACGCCATACTCATTGAACTGGTAGGTCGTGGATTCACGAAGGATGATCGGAACCATTTGCGATCCGATCTTTTGCCGCGCCATCCCCCACATGTTATTGTTCTCGGACATCGAGAAGCGAGTATGTAGAGGAGCGGGCCAAATTTTCTGAAGGCCCAAAGTCTGCAACGGTCGCGCCGGGTCAGCGTTGAACCCGCGTGCGCCCATCGAGCAATAGGCCGCGCACCATTCCCAGATTGGCGACGGTGAATCAACCTCAACCGCCATCACTGATAGAACCGGGAAGTTGTTGTCCTGTGCCCAGATGATATGATCAGCATAGGTCCCGCGCCGCGCCAGGAAGCACATTCCATATTGCTCCCGGAGCCATGACCACCGGCCATCCTCGAAGCCATACTCATAGTTCCAATCGAGCATAGTGTTTGTATCGGTAAACGGCAGCGCGACATATTCAAAGTTCGCCTCGCCCAGATTGGCGATCGCAGTAGAGCAATCAGGCACGCCGCTCCCCATGCCAAGCTTGCCGCCCAGATTGGACGGAGTGTTAGGATTGGAGAATGTAAGCGTAACACCGGGCGGATAAACCTCACCACCGCGCGTCCCGAGATAGTTGGCGCGCAGATCAATATCATTGCCTGTAATGCCGGCCCACTTACAGGTCAACGTAATAACGCCGACAGCTGGAGTAGCGGTCACCGGGAGAGATGTCAGCGCATTGATCGCCACTGATAGGTTAGCAGCGATAGCGGTTTCATCATCGTCCTGAAGAACTCGGATTTGAACCTTCTGTCCAGCGATATAGACAACGAGCGTTCCCGCGTCAGTCGCTGGAGTAGCTACTGTGATAGTTCCATGCGCCGCCGTTCCAGCTGACGGTTCGGCAATCGGCAATCCCCAGACCAGCGTAGAAAAATTATTGTCGAAGAAGCGATTGAACATTGACTCAAGCATCGACCCGGCGCCAAACGCGGCAGTGGCCTGCGCCTTCGATCCGATTGGAACAGGAACGTCCATCGGTGCCTGTCCGTCTAATGGGTGACCAACTATCAGTCCGGTCAATTGAGCGATACCGAGACCAGCCATGCTTGGATCAACTTGCAACCAAAACAGTGGCATGCGCCATGAAACGGGAATATCCATAGAGATTGGCATTTGATAGCTCCTGCTGTTAGGTTGCTAACATTCAACCTGCTGATTTATTGCTTGGGTGGTTGGCTAGTCGTCGCCTGTGGCTGTTGACCCGGAGGCTTAGGCGCGGCTGGCTTAGGCGCGGCTTTGACGTCGCCTTCTACCACCTTCACATCGCCATCTCGAATACGCGCGAAGGTGAAGCCATCCCTCGGCCAAGTGGCTGGCCCCTCGGGAGGGAAGCCGCCAGCTGTGGGATGCTTCAACCATTTGCGAAGCTTCTCAGCCGTCATGTGCGGCCGATCCTCCGACTTGAGCGGATGGTTGTCGTTGGGAACGACTTTGAGCATCGGTCGATGTTTGTTCGGCATGACGAACTCCTCTATGGGGAATGTGTGATAGCTGCGTATGAGATCGTGACTGTTTGATCAACGATCAGATCGACAAAGTCCAGAATGATATCAGCGTTGCTGAGCCCAACTGTCAATCCGCTGACGATGATATTCCCGCCGCCATCTCGAATACGCGCCTCAACCAATGTACCGGGAACTATCGCATGACCGGACTTTGGCATACCACTCATTGTAATCGTACCATTCGCTTCAGTGAATGACGGACTATCCAGAGTGATTGTTACCGCGACGGTCGCTACACCGGCATTTCCAATTTCCATAAACGCAGCTTCGATGTTGCCATCTATCGCGGCGATGATAGCTTGCATACGCGCAGACTTCAAAGAGTTAGCGTAGCTAGCCATCACACTACATTCCCGGTCATGCTAACGCTATCCGGCGCTTCAACTACATTCATGTTACCAACTGCCCCACCAAACAGTTCCCATTGCCGATAGATTGTCGGCGGGAGCGGCTTGCCTTCGCCCGGAACTTGCGGCGCTGGCTTCGCGATGATGCCCAACGTCTTGAAGTAATCGTTGATGGTTGGCAAGAACATTATCTGATGCATGAGGAACGAGATTGATTGACGTAGCTCGCATACATTCGTTTCATGGATCGTTGAAAAACTCGGGTTCTGTCTGCGCATGTTCGAGAAGCCGCGCACCTGCTTTAAGAACTTTGGATCAGTCAGTAATACGTTCTCAACCATATCCATAGTCGCGTTCAACTCGATTAAATCTTCATCCTCCACGCTACCGGCAATCACAAGCGAAAAATAGAACGTCATTGTAGGTTCAAATTTTGGCGGACCTGCCGTCGGGTCTCCCCAATACGGCATATCGGTATCTGCCGTCATCATCATACGTGGTAGGTCTTCCGCATTGACAACATAGAGCGGAGTTTGCGCGAGCGTCTTAATAGTAGGGATTGCCTGGACACGCATCCACGCTTGATCAAACAATGCCTTACAGTCAATTGGCATTTGTTCATTCGATCTTACGGATGTTCATTACGAGACCGCCTTGGCGATCTAGCGATGTATCTGAAACCCGATAGGTGCCGGCAGGGATTTGATCGTCACGCCAGTCCGCGACATCGACATATATCTGATCGCCTTCCGCTGGCGGCACGACTACCTCCGCCAGTCGAATACCAAAGGTGGTTTCCTGATCCGAGAACACCGACCCATTATCAAGCATGAAGTTAGATGAGCGCGATGTTAGAACGGCGCGCACTTGATAGGGCGGCTCACCCGGTTGAGACACCGCAGGGATGATGGTGATTGGTCGCGCAAATGCCACCATCCCTGCGCGGAGCGCCGTGTCACTAAAGTTAACAGCCAAGAGTGTTAGGCTGCGCTTGGGTTCAGTCGTACACGTCCGACTGACGACGGATTGGCGGCTGGCTCCGAGGCGTATCCAATCAGCGTGCCGGCGCCAATGCTAGCTTGCTTCGACCCGACTACCCAATTGATAGGTACACCGACTGTCCAAGCTTCCGCCGAGACCTTCGGCAACTCGAATACGCCGGTCACCTTGACCGCAACCGGCTGACCAATCGCCGCAGTGAACGTAGCCACACCGACCAACTTGCCGACAACTACCAGATCACCACTGGTAACTGCAGCGGGAGCCGCGACGGTGATAGTGGAACCGTCTTGAATATAGTTCTTCATAGCTGCTCGATCCTTCTATCTGAGCGGTTGAGACTTCTCCTATCAGGTTAGGCGCCAGCGTTCTTGTAGAGACCGCGCCAGTGTAACGCCTTCACGCCGGCATCGATGCGTACCTTGAACTCCGCACCATCCGTGGTCCAGCCTTCGCGCTGATCCATGAAAGGTGTCTCAACGCCATCGAGGTAGGTCACCTCGACTGTATCTGTTTGCTGAGGATCAGAGATCATGTACCAGGCTGTGCCGTTCAACCGCGAGTCAGTGATTGGCGTTGCCACGCCGCGCACTGGGTTGCTGATCTGGCCGGCATCTCCGGGGATGCGCTCTGACGTCATGACGGTGTTCATGGTCATCGCGTACTCGGGAGGCGTCAAGGCGAATTTCGGAACAACGCCAACTGCTGTACCAATCCCTTGATCGTCCGTCTGTCGCGCCATGGCTGCGCGCGCCGCGCCCACCGATGTAACTGAAGGAGCGGCGGGAGTAGGAGCGATATTGCCGTGGGCTACCGCGAACAACGCGACACCATCCTGCATTACCGGATTGCCGTTGATGATCGCATAGACCAGATTGCCGATGGTACGTTTGGCGCCTCGTCCCAGCTTGCGCGGGACGCGATTGAAGAAGCCAAGGTCATCGTTGACAATCGCCTGCCGAGTGATAGCAAACATCTTGCCATAGGTCGCGATCTGCACCGAGG